CTTCCACTTCCGTATGAGTATTTAGCTGCATCAATTTTCCTAGATCCTTTGACCAGGTTGCAATCCAATCTACGGTCTTTCTGGAGAGAATAGAAAAAGAAACTTCCTCATCAATGCTTTCCATGACGGCGCTTGTTAGCTCCGATGTGGTCAATTCAAGAAAAGTGGCTGTTTCTTCACCCATTTCCTCGGCAAATTCATCAGAAGCAAATAGGTTCTGCGTTACATAGATCAGTATGTCGCCTAAGGTATTTTCCTTTGCGATAAATTCATTAATGCCATTGACGAAATGCTTTTTCTGCTTTCTCAGTAAATCGGCTACTTTCTTCTCATACTCTTCAATGGCAGTCAATGTAGCATCAACCGCAGGAAACTCAGATATTTGTTCCCCTAGCTCATCTGCTTCTTCTTTGACAATCGCATTAATGGCTTTTAGTAATCGGTCCAGCTTATCCATTTCGTTGATCCTCCAACAAGTCACGAAGGTCTTTTAACACACCATAGATCTTTTCATTGGTACCGGCAGATTTAAATAACAGTTCAGGAGATGGTGAGCTTTGGTTTAGTAATGCAGTTGGCAGGTTCGCTCTCTCATCGTCAAAGTTCTCCAGTTGCTTACCTAAAACGTTACCAAGTAGTTCACGAGTGTCATTGATAGCAACGCCACCAATATTGTTGATCGCACCCAAAATAGTTGCCACATCGGTAGGATTACTAATGTCAGGCTCCTTGAGCTCCACCCTTACATGTTTTAGCTCATAGTCGGCCAGCAGCATGTTCGTAATTAGAAAAGATAAGGAATTGCGTTCTGGAATAAACACTTGCTGCTCTGTGATTAACATTGCCGTCTCAGCAGTAGCTCGGTTAAAGTCCTTCGAGTAGCCCACATAAATATCAGGCAAGCGGAAATGAGATTGTACTTTTCTACGATTCGTATCATCATAATTGACGAATAGCCCATCACGCTGCAGCATCTCAGCGAGGGGTTTAATATCAATATCGACACTGGCTTTTTCTTTTTCAAGTCCTAAAGCGTTCTCTGTTTCCAATGCCTCTGCTTCCAGCAGCAGAAACTTGTGAGCGTTTTCTTGCCCCTCCACCGATGAGGCATACTCCGATAATGCAGCCTCGCTATCTTCTGTCAGCCGGCCGTTTTTAATAAGGATAGCAGCCGGCAAATGACGACCTTGTTTAAAATATCGATAATTCAGCTCTGATGCATTCCGGCTGCCGTACATATCCATGAGGGCTGAGATCCAGCGAGGTATTCCATAGGCACCATTACCAATCTTAAGGTGCAAAATCTCATTAGCTTGAAATTCAACTGGCGTACTATCATCAAATTTGCCATTTCGCATATCCATGATTCGAGGATCACCAAATTCTTTAAACCAGACAACTGTATTGCCATAGATAATTTGTACATACCGCCTAAACTTCTTCTTACGCTGAAAATTCTGCCCGTCACGATAATAGGTAACGTCAAATGCCGTGCCTCTTTTGGTTACGCGAATACTTGAGGCATCCTCAATCTTTTCAAGTTCTACGACTTCTCTCTTGCCGTTACGAATGACCTCAATATAGCCGTTGCCACAAGACTCCCGATCATCGATAGCATCCTTTAGGATATCAATAAAGGACTTTTCCATGTGCATGTACTTTAGAGCCGCGTCTACCCGATTCCATTCTGCTATCATTTCTGGAGTTTCCTTGTCCTTGGTCTCATCGTTCTTATATTTTAGCTGCAACCCAAAGCCTACTATATTCTGCTTATAGGACTCAACACATTGAGGCAAGATCGTAGACATTTCCTTCATTTCAAGTAAACGCGAAATAGAGTATTTCGGTTCTAGTACATCTGCTATAGAGTACTTCTTTTCATCAGCATCCTTAGCCGTTGGTGTTTCTGATTTTTGGATGCCAGTAATCACCCTGGCCCTTACCTTTTGCATGATCTCACCTCCTTAAAAACGATGTTTTCTTTCACGTTTGGCAGTAACTGATTCTTTTATAGTAACCGGTAAGCACAATAAAAAAAGACAGTCTGCTCTGTCTGGTGATTTTAGCCCGCGCTTCTTCATTTCTTTTTTACTCTCCAGCTTAATCCTCCCCTTGCTTTCATATATCCCATATTTACGAGTTGTTAGCTGGGCAATTAATTCATCATCATTGGGTAAACACAATTCGCAAGACTTCCTATTACCAGCTTCGTCAAACTCGCTGAGAAGGTCTTTTACGATCGATGCCATAATAGTGGTGGTGTCATAGTAGTACTTATGCTTGACTGGAATGCCAAACTTACAGGGAATAATTCGCAGCCAGGTCAGGCTTTCTAACTTTACAATTTCCTTTAAGCGATCTGTTACCCCACCGCCAACACCGGTATCGTCAATCTTAACAGGAATAACGACATGCGGATATCGATCATGTAGCTTATTGGCAATCTGCATAATATCGCCTACAGTTTTCATGGTATCTTGTCCATGTCGTATAACAAAAGGCAGGACCTTCTGATTCACTTTGGTACCAATGACCGTTTCGTCTTCACCCTCGCGAGCAACGTCACAGGCGATATCAATAGAATCAACCTCACTATCATCGTCATAGTCGGTATTGATTCCTCTCATGACCAAATAGAGTTGGATGAATACATCATCTTCCTGATCAGGAAAATCACCTTTTACCCGAACCTTAACGGCATTACTATCTGCACCATACTTTCGCTTAAGCATTTCAATGTTTTCTTTATCGGTTCGCTCACAAAGCTCAGCATCAATGTGGATACAGCAAAATTGCTCACGGTCCTTATGGTGTGATTCATAAAAGATACCACTATTTCGAGTAGGATTGGAGATAAATAAGATGCGATTGTCTACACCAGTAATGGTACCTAAAAGAGTCTCTAAGATCTCATCCGAAACACCGGAGGCTTCATCCACAATGATCAGCATGTTGTCAGCATGAAGACCAGCCATGTTTTCTTTCTTCGTTGCGGTCTTTGCTGTAGCAAACCATTCTAGCTCATAGCCAACCATATAGAGCATGGTTTTCGTCAACGTGAGGAAGGTATCTGCATAGGTACCAGATAACCACTTAGCGATCTCTGGCCAAAGAACAATGTTCAGCTGCTGCCGAGTAGGTGCAGTGGCAATCACTTTCGCACCTTCTCGAAAAAGCATATACCAGATGATAATACAGGCTACAGTTGCAGTCTTACCTACTCCTTGACCGGATCGGACAGTGGTTCTCTTGTTATCCCTGACAGAAAGCATGATTTCTTTCTGTTTATCATCGGGATAAAAATTAAGTACATCCTCTGAAAATCCTATTGGATCATCATAATAAAGATCAATCAACTCATTAAAATCAATTGACTCAACCTTTTGCTGTGCAGATTTTAGGTTGATCCCTTCTAGCTCTATGAGATCCAAAGTATCTTTCCCAATCAGATCTAACGCTTCGAGAAAACGACTAAGAGGATCCATGTTTCATCTTCCTCTCTTGCATCTTCTGTCGCAGAGCGTCCACATGCTCATTGCCTTTGCTTTCCCCTTTAGCCTTTTCCATATCAAACAGCAACCTGGCTTTGCTTAAATTTAACTTTTCAAGTTCAATGCTTCGAGTTACTTCAATGCTATGTTTAAGTGCAATAGCCCGAGTCTTTTTATCTTGTACTCGAGTAAGTGCTTCTTCCACTTTGAGAATGTCGTCAATGGTACGATATTCTGTTTCGGTGATTTCTGTAACTACCATATTGGCTTCAGGAATCATGAGCACTTTACTAGTTCCATCTTTTTCACTATAGACTTCCATCGGCTTTTTCTGGATCTGAAGCTCCTGTAGAACTTTACGTTCTTTCTCGCTCAGGCCATCCATCAAGCGACGGATCCGTTCCATCATACGGCGCTCACGAAAGGTATGCAGTATTATTTCATTTTCCGCCTGAACAAGTGCATCAGTATTAATAGTGCAACAAAGCTCCTGCTCTTCTTCTGTTAAACAATCAAACCAAATACTTTCATGCTCTCCAGTGGTTACAGCGTTTTTATTACCTGGCATCCCACCAGGACCTCCGCGATTGCCAAAACCATTTTTATTGCCTTTAGGTGCACCATGCCCTTTGGCATTTTTACTGCCAAGTGGTGGACCTCGCCTTTTATTGCTATTTTGTTGAATGGTAACGTTACCATTGGATTTATCATTTTCATTGGTAACGTTACCATTCCCATTGGTAACGTTACCGTTCATTTTCTGATCCCATTTATCCTGGCATTTCCATTTTCTGATCAAAGTTTCCGCAACACCAAGTCGTTCGGCAATGTCTTTTAGAGGAGTCATTTTATTGCTATCTCTCCAAATTTCAAATGCCTTATCTCGTTCTGGTCTTCTTTTGGCTGCCATATTACATATCACCCACCTCCATTAAAACTCATCCTTCTGTAAATCAATATCAAGTTCAATTAGCTTCTTCAGATCATCTACACTGTTAATCTCGATATTGCCTTTTTGAAAGTCACTTACCCACTTAGCGATGCCTGCCTGGACAATTTTACGGTACTTTACTTTGGAATCCTGAATTCCTTCGCAAATCGAAGCATGATGCTGAATTAGCAAGCTATTCTTATTTTTGATCGAACATTTGTTCGTTTTGTCGATTGCCGGCACCCCCATCCATGGTTTAAAATGGATATGAGATAGTAGTTGGAGAAGATCTGTGGCCACAGTGTAGCCTACTATCTCCTGCTGGGAGTGCCCAGAAAAGGGGTGGACGTTAGCGCGTCCACCCTCTATCTTTCCCTAAGACAAAAGATTAAAATCC